AGATGGCCCTCCCGAATCCTGTCACAGTGTACATAAATGCTGTGTCTACATTACTCCCATTATTGAATGTTGCGGTAAATCCTGTTCTACTCAAACTAGAAACACTTACAAATAAATTTGAACTTGAAGCGTTAGGAGTAATTTGAACTTGTGGCGTATCATAAAAAGCTTTCTCAAAAGTGACAGCATAAACTCCTGTCCCTGTTTTATTAACCAAAGGATTTGTATTGTCATCTGGTAGCAAGCCATCAGCTTCAACAGAAGCACTATCTGTTCTACCTAATAAATCTAAAGTTGCTCCAAGATTACTAATTGACACTTCAGCATCAGTATTATTTGAAGTAATAACAGCCTTAACTTGAGTACTTCTGGATCGAACAATTGCAGCTTCAAATTCTGCCCATTTACCCCAAGGCGGCGAAATAGTACAAGAACCACTTGTTGTCTGACTGCCCCTATCTGCTTCTGTGTAACCAGCGATCCAATAATCAACAACAACGTATGGATCGAAAGCTATACAAGTGAAAACACTTGAACTTGTGACTGTCAAAAGATAAAAACCAGATTCTATGTTTCCATTTGTATTTATAATTTCAACTTCATCCCCATCGACAAAACCATGACCAGAAAGATATGTAACAGTAATAGTCGTACCACTTTGGGCATAAGTAGCTGTCCTTATGCTTGCCAATGAACTTGTTCTTACATACAAATCGACATTGGCTTCATCAATAACATCTCCATCAAATAAACCAGAAGCATCATCAAATAAACCAGTCCTTGAATCCCACGTCAAACCTTCTGCTCTAATTGAATTACTAATAACTTCTTTCCTTAATACTGCATCGTACTGAACACCTGCATGTCCATAATCAGAGGCCGTTGCAAATATATATTCAGATCGTTCATCTCCATCTGCGTAGAAAGGATTATGGTAGCCAGATGATACATAAGGCTTAGGTGATAAAACTAAATTATTACCTTTTATCTTTAATCCAGTGTTAACTTTTCTACCAGTAAATAGAACTTCTTCACTCCATGTTATGACATTAAGTCGTCTCGTTGCTTCAGGTAATGTAGTAATAAATGTAGCAGGAGTTTTTGATTTATTTCCTAAATAATCTTGCGCCTTAACAAAGTACGTTCCAGCCAAAAGAGGAACTTGTTTTTGAGTTGAAGCACCTGAAACACCATCGACAATTTTATTACTTGTTAACCAACTAGCACCTGAAGTTCTAGGATCATGCCTAATTATAATTTGACCGCCTAATTTAACATCTAGCTGTGTAACTGCTTGCCAAGATAAGACAGCTAAAGTCTCAGAAATGGGAACCATTGACAAGCCAGAAATATCAACTGGATCTCCTCCTAAACCTGCAACATCATATGCACCTTTAGCAGGAGAACTATACAATATTCCAGTAGAACTAATACTTGAAACCTGTACTTGGTATGTACCTTTCTTTACATCAAATAAATCAATTGTTGTGTTATTAACTATTTGAGTTATATAGTTGTCGTCTTCATGTCTCCATTTAACTCGATAACGATCTACTCCTGCAACACCTTCCCAATGAAACGTAACCTTGACAGCAATTCGACCATTTAATTCATATTGAAGTTCCTTAGTAGTTGTCCCATCTAATCTAGGAACATTTAAAACTTGAACATTTTGTGGCCTTGCTGGAATAACATTTAGATTCGTTGTATCTCTAGGTGTTAAAGCAATATTTTTTTCAATTAAATCATACTTACTAGGATCATAAGAAACGGCTTGAACAGTATATAAAAAATCTTCCTCTTCTTTAATCCCAATAACTCGCCATAAAGTAGTTTTTAAATCTGAAGTTTCTAAAACCCATCCACTATTTGCTTCTGGAATTGCTTGAAAATTAGTATTTGTTTGAATATAACCATTCCCTTCGTCATATGTTTTAGCCCAATAACTATTAAAACAATATCCACCAATACCTGAAATATCATGCCATTTATCAAAAGTACCATCAGGCAAAATAACCCCTAATTTAGGGTAACTAGAAGCAACATTTATGGCCTCAATATCTATATTACTATCTACTAATATAGAATTAATAGTTCCCGAAATTGTACGTCCTGCTCTTCTTTCTCCACTTTTTAAAGGATCAGCAACAGAAATAATAACTCCTGGTCTTAATAGTTGAGCAGTTACTAAATTAGAAGTAAATGTAATAACTTCACTATTATTTTCTTCATATAAAATCCATTTTCCTAATCTATTTGCTTGCGCCCTACTTGTACATCCAAAAGCAGTAACGCTCTTCTTGATTATTCCTCTTTTCGCCTCTCCATTCTTCGTTAAATCTCTATTATTGGAATCAAGAGCTGTTCCTATATCTTTTACAACCTCATAAGCCCTATCTTTTAAAACTAAATCTAAATAAGCAACAACAACAACTGTTGGTTTGTTTTTATTACTTGTATTGGTATAAGAAAAACCTTCTTCCGTTACATTACTTTGATTAAAGCTATAAATAGGATCAGCAGGTGCGTCTTGCCCAATACTCAAACTTCCGTCTTCCCAAAAACCTTGACTTCTCATTACAGAGAGAAGTTGATTAACAACATCAAAAGCTTCGGATGTTGAATTAATTGTTGCATTACAACTAAATCTTGCCTCTTCTCCTCCACCAAAACCGTTAGGAACTAATTCATTAGCATGTTTAGAAGCACGAAAAAATGCCCATTTATCCAATTGTGAACTATCGAAATGATCTCCAAGTCCAAATCTTTTATTTAACATCAACGCATATAACAGCCAGCTAGGGCATGAAGTCCAGGTTGCAGCTTGGAACGTTCCATCCCACACAAAGTTAGTTGGATATATTATTCTTCCTGTTTCACTATCAACGGTAACGCCAGTTGGTATTTGAACTTTTAAACCTTTAATGTCATACTTTCTAGTAGGAATTGAACTGAATTGTTGTGCATCAAGCCTTACACCAATTAAAGCTGTATTTTCATAAGTTTGAGAACTAAATTTAACAGAAGTAAGAGAGTTCCAAACAAAAGCATTAGACAACATAGAGTCAGTGCTATCGTCTGTAACCCGTTCAACTTGAATAGTATAATTTGAATTTGGATATTTCGTCTTATTGAATTTTATTTCATATTGTCTGTTATACGCATCAGCCGTCCTACCTCTAATCGTGTCATCTATTACCTCAAGAAATCCACTCTGTTCTCCTGATGATATGTTTGTATATTGTACAGATATTTTTAATTGAACATGTGTTCCTAATGTATCTCCATTTTCATTATTAATTTTTTGAAGAGCAGGAATAGTAATTATTATTCTTGCAGCATCAACACTACTATCAGATATTGTCTGGACTACAGGAAAAGCCTTTTTAACTGGGATATTAATAACCGATGCAGATAAAATTTTAGTAGAAGAATCTAATGGAATTAAATCTTGATTTGCAGTACCAGTCCTTTCATGTAAATCTACATCTTGAAAATTATATGTTCCATCTGCATTTTGTAAGGCCGTATCATTGAAAAACACAGATTGATGCCCATTAGCAAGACCTTCAATTTCTCCTTCTGCAATAACTTCGGTGACGTTTGCAAATTCCCTGCTATCTAAACTATCTCGATCAGTGCGTGGAGTTCTACTACTACCACCACCACCTTTACCACCACTACCAGCACCAATAATTGTTGTAGTCATGTGTCTTCAACTCCTGTGTCTACTTGAACAGTATCAATGCCTGCGCTGACAACAACGCTTCCCGTTATTGTACGTCCTAAAACAATAGGGACAGGAACACCCGCAGAACTTGTATTGGTGATCCCACTAAAGTTAAACGATTCTCTCGGATCTTCTGTCTTTTCAGGAGTTGGTTGATCGGGAGCTAACAGGCCAGCAATACCCGAAAGGACTAATAAAACACCAATATTTGCCACTAAAGCATAAGCACCAAATCCACTAGCAGCAGTGAAGCCTGATGCTGAAAATGCTAATCCTGCTCCCGCTGCTGCTCCAAAATAAACAGCACCAGCAATTAAAGCAACTCCTAGAATTATTCTCCCAACATCTCCTCCAGCTCCAGCAATAACAGGTGTAATATATATATCTTCTTTCCCAATAGGATCATTTATCTCGTCAACGCCTATTGATGTATCTCCTATACATACAACATATTCTTTCTCTGCCATATGACGTTCTAGTGACGGGAAATTAGCCACTAACATCCTGATACTTTCTGCAACATTAGATATGTCGGCAACGATCTCTTTCCTGCCTACAAAATCAGCCAGTTCCCCATATAATTTGACTGTTCTCATGCCTTAATCGTTTACCTGTACATGATTGTAACCACTCTCCATAACAATCTCTACAACTCAAACGATTTTGAAGATGATGCAACACATTTCCATCCCCTAAATACACTGCACAATGATTCAATCCAGACGATCCAATCGACATTAATAACAAATCTCCTTTCATTAATTTTTCATCTCTTAATAACCGAAATCCTGTAGCTTCATATGCTCCATCAAACATCGGTGCTTTTATAAAGTCTTCTGGGTTAACTGGTCTTTCCCAATCTCTTAACTCTAATCCTTCCTTTTGATACCAATCACGAACCAACGTCCAACAATCTTGTACAGCCCAAACATACGGCCTAGCCAATAAAGGTGAAATATAGATCCCAACAGGATTATATGTACTCCATTCTTCCAACCTCGGATTGACAATATGCCACGGGATCTTGCCTTTGCTCGCTGCGACCTTATCTGCTTCTGATGGATGAGGAGATGTAACTGGATGACTATGTACGACAGCTAATATTTCTCCAAGTTCTTCTCCTTTTGCATAATCAATAGGAGAAATTTGAAACATCTGTTCAGGATATTTAGCAGTATTTCGACAAGGCCAGTATTTTTTCTTTCCTTTTACTAGCAACAAAAGACCACAAGCTTCTGTTGGATCTTGTTCTTTTGCATGTTCTAATGCTTTATCTTTCCAATCAATAACTAAACGTACCGACTCCAGGGAACTCATCAGGCAATATCTGTCGTTTTGGTAATCTTACTCCAACCAAATCAAAGGCACTACACAATTCATATGAAATAACCTCTCTATTTTCTATTGATTTTCGATCTACAAAATAAATATCTCTTGGCTTGAAAAAACTTGTTGGATCTGATTCCAGACCTGTTGCTAAATTATATTCAGGCATCCAATAATTAGCCTCAACGTAAGTACCCACACCACTAAAATTTGCAGCATCTAAGAACTTAGAAAGTGTGCGAGTTCTTGTAACCTTGCAACCTTCTAACCCATCTGGCAACAAAGCAATAAGGTTTGTAATCGTACCTCCAAGATTCCCAACTGAAAGAGCAGGTCTAGGTAAAGTCCCTTTCCCTGTAGCCTCATAACCTTCTGCTTTTATAGGTAATGCCCTGTAAGTTTTTCCCTGCCAAACGACATCATTTCCTAATTCATTTGTCGTATTAGTAAAATAATAAGTGAAAGTTTGATCTTCATTTCCCCCAGCTTGTATTCCATCAATATCTGTCCCAAACGCTGATGTAAAAGGGCCATGTTGAGGATAATTCAATTCAAGTTCAAACAATTCAACAATTGTCTTTCCATCAGAATTTTGTAAAGTATTTTGTAAATTAAAATTTCCTTCGCCTTCTGCGTAATCAATAGCCCAATAATTAACAACACAATACAGCATTAATTTATGCGACTACAACTTTAATAACAGCAAAACGAATCACAATTGCTTCAGCTAATGCACCTGCTGAGATGTTGGTGACATTAATTGAAACTGAACCTGCTGATGCTTGTGCATTTAAAGCATATTTCCCTGCCGTACCAGCAGAAGCATGATTTAAAACGACAATATCATTTGCCCCAACTTCTGAATTGGTAAGAGCAAAAGATTTAATCTCATCAGCACTCATACTTTCATTGTGCAGCGTGATAGCTCCACATTTTTTATTTATAGTGACTCCAGTTGATTTCGACGTGTTTTGAGTATCTGCACCACCTTCACCACTTACATAACCAGCTTTATCGTTATTCAAGTTTGTAAAGTTTTGATCAACTTGAGCATGTGTTAATGGGCCACTTGCTCCACTTCTAAGATTAATAGCACTCATGCTTGAAAGACCTGTCTAAATGATGCCATTATATTAACTCTATTTGGATATGGTATCTCTTTTTGCCAA